GACGAGGGCGACGACCCGCTCGATGCCAAAAAGGGCCCCGCCTGTTGGCGAAAAGCAAACCCGCTGTTGGGCACGATCCTGACCGAGGCCTATCTGGCCGGTGTCGCCAAACAGGCTCGAGACATGCTGGGCAAGCGCAACATGATCCTGCGCCTGCACTTTTGCGTGTGGACGGATGCCGACAGCGCCTGGATGAAGCGCGAAACATGGGAGCGCGCAGAGGATCCTGACCTGAGCCTCGAGGATATGGCCGGGCGCCGTGCCTGGTTCGGGCTCGACCTGGGCGGCACGCGCGACATGTCAGGTCTGGCCATGCTGTTCGAGGATGGCAAGACAGACGATGGTCAGCCGAGGTTCGCGCTATTCGCTCGAGGCTTCATGCCAGCCGAGGGGCTGGGGGAGCGTGCCAAGCAGGACCGAGCGCCCTACACAATCTGGGCAGACCAGGGCTGGATCATCGCGCCGCCTGGTGCCGTCGTCAGAACTGACTGGATTGCCCAGGAGGTAATCAGCCAGTCACTCGATGTCGATTTGGTCGAACTGGCCTTCGACATGTGGCTGTTCAAGAAGTTCGTGGAGGAGTTGGACGCGCTCGGTGTGCAGCTGCCATTGGCGGAACACCCGCAAGGATACTCCCGCCGCAAAGACTCCGATCTGTTCATGCCGGACAGTGTGAATGCATTCGAAGAATTGCTGAGTGATGGCCGCATCCGCGTGGAACCCAATCCGGCGCTGCGGTCGGCGGTCATGTCGGCGATCTTTGAGGAGAGCCCGGCCGGGCTCCGCCGCTTTTCCAAGAAAAAGGCCGCTGCGCGGATCGACCTTTGCGTCGCCGCGACAATGGCGGTGGGCAGCGCGACCAGTGTCGCAACCGGCTCGAGTGAGATTCGTTACGAACCCGGCGACATGTTCCTGTGAGGTATCAATGAGTCTCTTCAGCCGCCTCGGCGGAGCGATCGCTGGCGCGGTTGACGGTTGGCAACAGCCGCAAGCGGCGATCACGACATCCAAGGAATTGGAAGCGTCGATCCTCGCCGAGATGCGCACCGTTGTGGCCGGCGTGGCCGTGAATGATCAATCCGCCATGCGTCAGCGCACGGTCGCGACCTGCATCCGGGTGATCTCGGAAGACATCGCGTCGCTGCGCGGCCGCGTGGTGAAGATGGAGGGAAATCGCAAAGTGCCGCTGGTCGGCCACCCGGTCCATCGCTTGCTGACCGAGCAGCCGAATGAGTATCAGACGGCGTTCGAGTTGCGAGAGATGTTGCAGCGTTTCTTTGAGGCCCGTGGCAATGCCTACGCGCTCAAGGTGACCGGGTTCGGTGGCCGGTTGGTCGAGCTGATCCCGATGCATCCTGACAGCACGCACCCGAAACGCGATGAGATGGGCAAGGTCACTTATGAATACACCCGACCCGATGGCAAGCGGGTCGCATATGATCGCTCTCAGATCATGCACTTGCGGGGCCCGTCCGAGGACGGGCTGATCGGGCTGTCGACCCTGTCGGTGCATCGCGAGACCATCGCGGAAGCGATTGCGCAGCAGCGTCAGAGCACCAAGTTTTTCGAGAGTGGCGCAAAGCCGAGCGTTGTGCTCGAGCGCGAAAAGGGCATGGAAATCGGAGAAGATGCGCGCACCGCCCTGCGGTCCGACTTCGCGGAGCTGTATGGGGGCGTCGAAAATTGGGGCAAGCCCGCCCTTTTGCCGCCAGGCGTCGCCATGAAAGCCCTGACGATTTCGGCGCATGACGCGCAGTACATCGAGCAGCGCAAGTTCTCCCGGTCCGAACTGGCCGGCATCTGGCGCATCCCGCCTCACAAGATTGGTGACCTGGAGCGCGCGACCTTCTCGAATATCGAGCATCAGGAAATCGGGTATGTGACAGGCTCTGTTACCCCTCGATGCCGCCGCACCGAAGGCGCGATCAAGCGGGACCTTCTGGCAGATGAGCCTGACGTGTTCTTCGAACACAACACTGACGAGTTGATGCGTGGCGACGCCAAATCGCGAGCAGAGGCCAACCAGATCAAGCGCCGCAATGGTGTGATCAGCGCCAATGAGTGGCGCGCGGAAGATGGCATGAACCCGCGAGATGACGAGGCGGGTGACGAATACATCATTGAGCGGAACATGGGCCCGGATGACGGCGCCCCCGACCAGGAGACGACCCCATGAGCTTGCGCACCGACCTTCCGGAGATCAATTCGCGCACTCGCGCCGCGCCCCAGGCGCTGGCCTTTGATGTGCCGTCCACGGTGACTGCCCGGTTCGTCGACACGCCCCTGGCTGCCGATGAGGGCGGCGATGCGACCACGATCCACATCATGGAAGACATCGGCTTTGACTTCTGGACCGGTGGCGGGGTGACGGCCAAGGGTGTCGAGGAGCAGTTGAAGGCCGCTGGCGGTGACGTGACCGTGTTGGTCAATTCGCCGGGCGGAGACCTGTTCGAAGGCGTGGCGATCTACAATCTGCTGCGCATGCACAAGGCGCGGGTGACGGTGAAAGTGCTGGGCATTGCCGCCTCGGCCGCTTCGATCATTGCCATGGCCGGTGACACCATCGAGATGGGCGGCGGCTCCTTCATCATGATCCACAATGCGTGGGTGTGCGCGTGCGGCAATCGCAATGATCTGCGCGCGGTCGCCGATTATCTGGAGCCTTTCGACGCGGCCTTGCGGGATGTCTACGCGGCGCGCACCGGCCTTGCCGATGACGAGTTGAATTCGCTGCTGGATGCGGAAACCTGGCTGAATGCCGATGAAGCCATTCGCCGGGGTTTTGCCGACAGCCGCACCGATGATGAGGCCCCCGCTGCCAGTGCGGCTGTGGGCGAGCGCATCAAGGCCAAGCGCGCGATCGACGCAGCGCTGGCCCAGCAGGGCATGCCGCGCACCGAGCGCCGCCGCCTGATGACGGAAATTGCTGCAGGTACGCAAGACGCTGCCTTGGCACCAGACGGCACGCTTCGCGCTGCCGACACCGCCACGCACGACGCTGGCGCCCTCGCTGCGGAGATAAGCCGCGGCATTGCAATCCTGACCAATTGAAAGGACAGACCATGAGCAAGATGGTTTCTGCCGCCGCCATGATGGCCGCGGCTACGGGTGTCGCGTGCGCTCCTGTGCGCGGCATGATCGGCGCACCCCGCGCTGATGCCAACAATCAGACGGCCCTCATCACGGCCCTGAACAAGGCGTTCGAGGACTTCAAGACCGCCAACGACCAGCGCCTGAATGAGATCGAGGCCAAGGGTTCGGCTGATCCGCTGCTGACCGAAAAGGTCGACACGATCAATGCCGCGATGGACCAGGTGAAGGCGGAGCTCGACCGCATTGCCAAGGAGGCCGCGCAAGCCGCCATTCATGGCCGTCTTGAGGCTGACGACCGTGATCATCGGTCGGACACCGTTCGCTTTTTGTCGGCGCGTGACGGCAAGGCAGTTCGCGATGTCTCTGACGATCAGGTGAAGGCCTATGTCGCTTATGAAAGCGCCGTGCGTGACATGATCCGTCGCGGCGGCAATGCCGGCGAGCAGCTGTCACCGGAAGTCCGGGCCGCCATGAGTGTCGGCCAAGACAGTGACGGTGGCTTCCTGGTGCCCATTCAGGTGGCCGAAGCGGTCCAGACCCGTCAGTTCGAGACATCGGACATGCGGTCCATTGCCTCGGTGATGACCATCGGGACCGACAAGCTTGTCATTCCGCTGGATCTGGAAGAGGCCGCCAGCGGCGGTTGGGTCGGTGAAAAGTCCTCGCGCGGTGATACGAACACACCGGGCCTGGGCGAGCAGACCATCGAAGTCTTCGAGCAGTTCGCCCAGCCCAAGGCAACCCAGCGTCTGCTGGACGATGCCGAGATTGATGTCGAGGCCTGGCTGGCCGGCAAGATTGCCGATATTCTCACCCGTACCGAGAATACGGCGTTTGTCACCGGCAATGGCGTTGCCAAGCCCAAGGGCTTCCTCGGCTATGCCACTGACGCTGTGACGACAGCCGATGCCGCCCGCGCCTGGGGTAAGCTCCAGTATATCGCGACCGGTGCGGATGGTGCGTTTGCGGCGGCGAACGCCTCGACGGGTGTGTTGCCGGCCGACAAGCTGATCGATCTGATCCATGCCATGAAGCCGATGTATCGGGCGGTCGCCCGTTGGGCGATGAACCGAGCCTCGACCGGCACTGTGCGCAAGCTGAAGGACGCCGAGGGCAATTATCTGTGGCAGCCGTCCATTGTGGCCGGCCAGCCGGATCAGTTGCTGGGCTATCCGGTCGCCGAGCTGGAAGACATGCCGGACATCACGTCAGGCACCTTCTCGGTCGCGTTCGGCGATTTCCAGCGCGGGTATCAGATCCTCGACCGTCAGGGTATTCGCGTCCTGCGTGACCCCTTCACCGAAAAGCCCTTCGTGAAGTTCTACACGACGAAGCGTGTCGGTGGTGATGTCGTCGACTTCGACGCCATCAAGCTGCTGAAGTTCGCGGAGAGCTAAGCCGTTCGCGAGCACTGACGATGAAGGGGGCGACGGGAAACCGTCGCCCCCTTTTTCATAGAAGCGCTGCCAGGCGCGGCCTGGGCTTCTTCAAACGAAAGGAAAGACCATGAACCGTTCCATGAATGACCAGATCGTCACGCGCCTGCACTATATCGGCGCACCG